GATACACATGGATAAGTTGTCCATTCTACAGGTGTTGAACCTGAGAACATATACCACGAACCTTGTTGTGTCTTTAATGAGTCTTTGTAAGCATATCTATTTCCAACCCAAAAGAATATATGAGGTGATGTTGAATATGGTGATTGTTGTCCATTGATTAAATAGTAATATTGTGGAATAATAAAGTTTGGTCCGTTTGTGATTCCTGATGTTGGACAAGAACCATAAGGGATTTCATAAATCTGTTCTCCATTAAACACGTTATCAATACTTGTAAACTTATTTCTTCCGTATACAAAATCATATTGGTCTGACCATTGTTTTGGTAAGAACTCGTTATCAGTAAATTTGTTTGTCCATATCACCTCTTTTTTAAGGTCATATGAGAGAGGTTCTGTCCTATGAACAATGTCTGTATCCAAAATCTGTGTAAAGTCCTTTATTTCCCTCTCAGAATCGTTGTAATACCAATTGTAAGGTTCTATCTTAACCTGTCTTGTTATTCCATCTTGGATAACAACCAAATTGAACATTGTGATTAAAGATTTCAAGAACTCCAAACAATTCAAGTTTGGAATACCCAATTTCATATTTACCAATTCACTTCCGAATAACGTTGGTGAATCGTATAGTTCAAATCTAACTCTGTCATCTCTAAGTACACCATCGTTAAAGGGTGCTATTCTCCACTCTCTTTGTTGATTTGTAAAACCAACTGAAATGTATGGAACATTCTGTTGGATATAAACTTTGATATTGTCACCTGATTGTAATGACAGATTAAAGAATAAGTTGATATTCTGTAATGATAAATTTCCAGGTAGACCATAAGTTGGTGATGTGTATATGGTTGTTCCACCCAAGATGTTATTTGGGTCAGTTGATTTTTTAACAATGATATTAAAGTTACCTTGAATCATTGTAGCATCCAATAACTGATATCCAAATCTAAAATTGAATGAGTATGTTCCGTTGTAAGGTGCTTGGAAATAACCACCAAATGCTGATGGGTTTGACCAATTGTTCAACGGGTCATAACAACCGGGTAACAAGTCAAACATTGGAAATTCCAATATTGTATTTTGTCTATATGTGTTAATCTGTTCTCCTTGTAATGCTTTTGCTAAAAATATGTTTTGGTTTGTGGATGCTGATGCAACCTCAATACCAATCTTTCCATTTTGGAATGTATCAATATAAATTGACTTGAAGTAATCCGTATCAAAGAACTCTGATGTGTAAGTAAACGTTGTTGCACTGAATACTCTATCCACCAAGTTTTTTAATTGAATTGCAGGTTTGAACATCTTTTCAGGAACTGCGAATGAGGATTGGTCAAATGATGTTGGTTCATCAAATGAATATGTAAACGTTGGAGTTCCACCACTTGTTTGACCTTGATAATCCAATCCATAGTTAATCATTGGATATAAAATTTTACCACCAAATAAACCACTAACACCATCTCCATTACATTCCCACGATTGTGTGATTGCTGAATACACGTGTTGATGATTTAGGTCCGTATATGATAAATCTTGTAATGTTAGATTTTGTAATTCAGTAGCAAACTCTGCTACCTCTCCTAAGATGTAAATCTCATACAGTCTTGATGTCTTGGTTTCCAATACACCATTTAATCTTAATACCCCTTGAAATATATCTGTTCCTCTGTATTGAACAACACATTGTAATTTGTTCAATGGGTTAAAGTCAGTTCCGTTTACCTCAAAATAATGTTCAAAAATAATAGCATTGTTTGAGGTGTCAGGGATTTCTATCACCCTTGAATATGGAACTCTCCTTGCTGTAAAATCAGACAAGTCAGATTGTTGTATGGTTAGGGTAATGGGGATATCCTCAAAGATGTCTAATCTCTGAAATACACCATTAACATTTACAAGTAAAATAGTATCCAAAGTAATTTTATTTACCTAATAGTTTTATGTTGTTAGAATACACGTAAGTTAATTCTAAATTGTATAAAGTTCTATTACCTTCAATTTTTCTCTCAAACGTATCACTAATAATATTGATTGGAAACAAACCTCCATCAGGTTGAATTTCATAAACTTGATTTGATGTCCACAACTCTTCTAACCACTGGAAATTTGGTTGATTTATGAAGCCAGAATTTACCACAACGGTTTGAACCATCATTACTTCTGAATCTGTTAAACCTCTTGAATATTGTGTTTTGTTTGGGTCTATACTACCCCAATCAATATTCCAAGAATTAAATGTCTGTCTTGTTATATTCATACCTTCATATCGGTTGAATAACATCTTGAAATAATCGTAGTGACCATAACGATTCAACCACATCAACTGAAGATGTTGATTGGAAGAACGTGTTGGTTGACACGAAACGTTAAATGTGAATATCTCACTCACAGGGGTAAAACCTGAACAGTTCCCCTCAGTATATGTTGTTGGATTTGGTTGTGGTATAATTCCCATAAAATTTAATATTAACAAGGTCCTGCATAGGTTATAGTTACGTTAGGGTCAGAACAAAGGAATGTTCCAACACAACCACATAACAATTCATTATATCCTGGATATAATGTGATTACAATTGGTGTTCCGTCACAGAATGTGTAGAATAAAACAGGTGAATTTGAACCTTCATTTACAACCTCATATTCTCCACACTGACAAGGTGATGGACTCGGTGTCGGAGTCGGGGTCACAGGTGGGACGTAACATCCACCAACAACGTTGATTATCAAACTACTCTCACTCGTTGGTAACGAACAAGAACAGATTTGAGTTGCTTGTAAAGATGGTAATGAGAACAATTGAGTTTGACCATTTGAACAATTTACAAACGAAACGTTAGCACTTGTCATTCCTGTATTCTCAATGTAGTATTCGGTACATACACAACTTGGGGTTGAGGACGGAGTCGGTGTGGGAGTCGGTGTTGTTGAGGTTGACGATGGGGTCGGTGTCGGTGTCGGAGTGGGTTGTATTGGGGTTGTTGTTCCTGTAAAGTGACCAAACAATTGAACCGTATATTGAACACAGTTTGATGGGAAATTTGGAATGTTCTCTGTTCCACAACCAACATACAATGTGTTGTATTCTGTTGATGATGGAGGTTCAACCAAAATCAATGATTGATAAACCTCATTACAACTTGTTCTCGGTCCTCCACCATTGGTGGTTAAGTTCTCGTATGTCGTTCCTGTAATCTCTTGACCCTGGTCATCGTAGAATGTGTATTTTACATAATATCCTTCAGATAACAAACTACCACCCATGTAATAATTTGTAAATCCAAGTGTATAATAATCGTTGTAACCTATGTCCTGTACTCTTGGTGCATTGGTTAAAAACAAACCTGATGTTGTTGGGTTGATTGTTGATGGTGAACCTGATAACACAAATGGGTCTATGTTAAAATCCTGTTGTGTTGCTCGTCCATTAACACCCATTGTTGAACGGAATGTTTTGTAAGATGGTGATGTGTATTGTGGTGTTCCAATTGAATTTCCAATTCCTGTAAATCCTGTTACCGGACCTAATTCTGTTGATGAGTATTCAAATCCACATCTAATAAAATAACTGATTGTTTCATCGTAATAAGGTCTTGAAAATGGAAATGTTGTATGGGTATAAATGTCCGTTGTATTCCATTTTGAGATTGGGTTATTGAAACAATATGTTTCCAAGATTTGTTGTAAATCTATAATTCCAAGTCCAAATGGATTTGGTGAACATTTACCTGTGAATACTTTAACTCCTTCAACATACAAATCGTAGACGTATCTAAACTTGAAGGTTGTTAATGGGTTGTATGTATCTGCAGATGCAGTAAAAAATAACCCGTCTGATAATACAGGTTGAAAATCTGTTGGTGTGTTTGTGAATATTAAACTCATAATGTAATTGGTCTTGAGATTGGACCTGTTCTAAGTATTACTTTTTTATCTTCTAAAAGTTGTGTAAAGAATTCTTGTGCGTAAACACCTAAATAATAAACGACATTATCCAATACTCTCTCAACTCCTTTGTTAACAAAATCTGTTTTGTAAATTCCATATTCTCCGATTGAACGTTGTAATAAGAAATCTCTTGTTTTATTTGGTATAAATCTACCTTGTTTATCTCTGAACTGTCCAATTTTACGTTGTCTTGCCCATTGTTGAATAACTGATAGTGGTGGGTATTTAGCTCCCTGTAACTTTCCTCTACGTCCGTTATCTACCCAATAACCATATTCTGCTACTCCAAAGTCTACAATCAATTCTACATTACCATCATCTAAATCAGATTGGAAATATACATCAATTGAATTGTACAATGTCCCTTTGTTAATTCTATTTGATAGTGTTGTAAAACCACCACCATTTACAGGTTTTAATCTACCATCATATCCACGTGAAGGAATGATTTTTCTAAGTTCATTTTGTATTGAACCTTTGAGTAATTCTGTAATAAGTGATTTGATAGTTTCTTCATCCATATTATGATGGTGTTACGGTGGGGGTCGGAGTGATTGTGGGAGTCGGGGTCGGTGATGTTGATACGGTTGGTGTCGGTGTTGGGTAATAATCACACGCATTGATGTCTTCAAATACAATTAGATTAACATCCATTGCTACCCCTGCTACATGGTCACCCATGCGTTCCATAAAAGGAATTGCTTGGACAGGTAATTCAATGTCAAAGTTATCATACAAATCAGGGAATGTTTGTATTCCCCTTTTGATGTAAGATAGGAATCTACGTGCTTGTAAAGACATATCACTGATGATGTCTTTTTCATTCATATAGTCCGTATTGATTATATCTGTGAATAACAAACTAACTTGGTAGATTGTCGTATTTTCTGAGTATTCTATTGTCTGTGGGACTGCAAATAAGTAAGGATATTGAACAGGATTGTTCTGTGTATTTCCACTTATTGTTCTTGTGAAATCCACCAAATTACCATAACCATAACTATTCATTATTGGTGATTCTTCTTGGAACTGTTCTATGTAATCCAATACTTTATGAAAACTTATGTATTCGTTCATCGGTTTGATTTCATTTCATTTTTTAATTTTTTAATCTCGTTCTGTTCTTGGATATTTCTATCTTTAATTAACGAACAAGTATTCAAACATAAGTATACACTCATTTCTTCTATTTGATGGAACTTGGTCAAATCTTCCTTTGCTAATTGATAAGTTATTTGGAAGTAAAATCTTGCAGTAGCTTCGGATGGAGGAATCGTGGTAGTCTCTTCAGAATCGGATTCAATATCTTCGTTAACCTCAGTTTGAGTTCCAAAGAATTCTTTGTATTTTCTGCTAATTGATGACTTATGAGCAAAAAAAAAGTGGAACATCCAAACCAATATTTGACAGGGACGGATTTCATTATTTCACTACGTTTAATGACCTCTGATGACTTGTAAGGTTCTATGGTATACTTCGTCCCCTTTTGTTTGATTACAGGTCTGTATAACAACGACATGAGGATATGAATGTTATCATTAATCTTATCAGGTTGTGAGAATACTTCCATATCAACCCATTGACCCCATTTGATATTACCCCACTCATTCTCAAGACCATATACAATTCCATTGTGTTCAAATGTTAAACTGATGTTCTGTTTATCATTCCTGACAATTTGTTCTGTTATGTAGTTTTCAACAAACTTAACATCTTGTTTTGGTAAGTCCTTAAGTTCATCAATTGGTAAATCTAAATATAACGATAATACCTCACTTGGGTCATTATACTTAATTGGGTTTCTTTGTATCTTCTGATATTTGTCAATCGTTAATTGAGGATTAACATCTATTGTAATATTATCTACTTTTACTTTTATCATATTATGGTAAATTTTGGTTTTTTATTTCCTATTGTGGATTCCAATACGTAACGGATACTATCAATACTATGGTTGTCTTTGTCTTCAGGGGTATCTAACATTTGACCGTCCTTATTGATTTTCCATTTGTACGATTGGAACTCTTGTAATGTATTAGTAGAATCGGTTGTAATAAAGACTTTGTGTCTTTTTATTAAATCAATTCCATGTAATATACTTTTCTTGTTTACAGGTTTTACGTTGAACCTACTACGTTTTAATTCTTCTATGGTTTGGGGTTGTGAAGAATCACACCAAAATGAATCTGTTTTATCTACTGACAATTGTTCCATCTTGGTAATCAAATCTTGTGTTGTTAGTCCTCTTGAATATAATAGTTCTTTGAAGAATAACGTATCGTTATCGTGATACACTCCCACAACTGTTGATGGGTCGTTGTATCCAAAATCCACTCCGTATCCAAGTAGTTTAACTCCATCAGGTATTCTCTCTATTGTGTTCCAAGTATTGAACACCAATGTTGTTGCAAATCCTCGTTCACCCAATGTATAAATTCTGTATAAGTTATGGTCTTTTTCTTTTAACGATTCAAGTTCATCAATGATATTTTGTTGGATAAATGGATTGTCTTTGTAGGTTGTTTTGAAGTAATAACAATCAGGTCTTTTCTCCAAGTCATAAACCCAACAGGATAATTCTGATGGGTTCAAATCTACAATAACTTTATCTGTGGTCCTGAAGATTAACTGATTCCAATCTTCAATGTGTAATTCATTTGCTTCATTACAATACAAATAATCTCTTTTTGACCCACGTAATTTCTGAGGTTCATCCACCGAGAACCAATTAATTATATTCGTTCCAAGTTCGTAATAACCTTCTTGTTTATGAAATTTTGTTGGGTCGTACATACCAAACATTTCCAACACTTGAACCAAATCTTTTAGGACCGAGTTCTTTAATGATGGTAATGTTTTTCTGACTATGGATAAGGTCTTTTTATCTTCTTGTAATAATTTCTGTATCCACCAAATCAAGATGTTAAACGTCTTCCCTGAACGTGCTCCACCTTGAGCAACCACAATCCTTTTTCGTAGTTCGTCTGATTGTATTAACTCTTCAAATACAACTGTGGTTTTTATATTCATAATCTCTCGTTCACATCAATTTCATCACCTGGATAATATTCATCAGGATTCCAAAGTATTGGTCTCTCTTTGAACTCAAGTCTTGTTTTGAATACCTCAAAGTCAGTTGGATTTTCAAAGTGTTCTTGATGTATCTTTTTTATTAAATCATTTATCACCATTGTCATTTCTTCTTTATCCCATTTAACCCCCTTATTAACGAAGATTGTGTAGTCAAAGGTTAAGAACCCTGTCCTCTTCAAATCAAATGTGTCAGGAGTCCTTAGAATGTCTATAATGATATCTGTGAAGTAGTATGGGTTGAAATGTTTTATTGTGTTTAGTTTTATCTTATCAGACAATCTATTCATAACTCTTGTAGGTTTGGTATCTGATGTTACAACAAACCAACCTTCAACCTTCAATACCAATGTCTTGAAATTTGTTTTGTCAATCGTTTCTGAAGTAAACGATACGTTGTCGTAGTTGTTATTTAACGTTAACACACAACCTTTTCTATCAGGATTAAAGTATTTCTGTTCCATCTTCCAATTTTGATTTAATAATCTCAATATTAATTTTGTTATCTGAATTCAATTTTTCTCCCATTGAAGTAATATCAATTTGTTTTTCATCGTTCCAATTCTCTTTGAATTTGTTTTTCATGATGATGGTCCACAGTCGTTGATTGAACTTGTTAGACTCACCCTTAACCACCGATTCGTACATTCTCTCATACCACCAATGTTCACATAACTTTTGATATTCGTCAAAAATCAATTTGTATTCTTTTGAGCGATTCAATAAATTTCTATGTGATTGGAATGACAATCCAAGTTCAATAAGGAATTGGGTAATGTGTTTACCGTTCCTCCCTGCATCCAAAATGATGTTCTTCCATTCAGGGTTGATATAAGATTCAATTCTTGGTCTCCCTGCTCCTCTCTTTGGTTTTTCTTCTTCTTCCATATTACCTGTTATATTTTAATTTTAAATTACCCATAGCATTTTGTAACTGTTGGATACATTCCTCTTTTGATGGTGTTCCCTTTGAGTTGGGATAAAGTTGTCTGTATGCATCGTAGATTTCAACCCAATCAAGGTCTGTAATCTCTTGAAATGGTTTAACTGATATAATCCTATCAAACACATCTTTTCCTATCAGGAGATGGTCAATTGAGTTTAGATTGTTTATTTTCTGTTCCTTACCTGATTTGCAATTACATCCCATAATTATTCTCCTTTATATTTTTTTCTAATTTCATAGTCAATAAAATTTATTTCTTCCAATGCTTCTAAGATGTTTGAGAGGATTTCTGTTATCTCATATTCTTCTCTTTGAATTGATACTTGTTTCATTTCAAACATCACCTTCCTGAATTCAAACAAATCACCTCCGTTGAATACAATTTCTTGAAGATAATATCTCAATACATCTCCACACACTTCTGACTTTTCTTCTTCAGTTAAGTTGAAATATCCTTGTGAAATTACTCTCAAATCCATCTTTAATAAATATAATTCATTTTGGTCTAATAGTAAAAATAAAAACCCCCCAATTTTATTGGAGGGTTAAAGTAACTTTCTACGAAGGTAATGAAAAAAATAGTTAGACAAATAGTAAAATGGGAAAATACCTTCAGATATAAATATAACAAAAAATCCCCAAGTAGAAAAGTTTTATGTTTCACTTGAGGACTTTTTTCTAATAATGGGATAACTATTAGAGTTAATTCAATAATAATAAAATTATTGTTCTTTTGTAGTCTCTTGGTAATTTTTCTTTTTGAGATGTTTGTATATTAGAACTCCGTTCAACACGATTGAACTTAATATTGAAATCACCGTAAGTAAGGTTACAGGATTCATAACTGCTATTCCAACCGAAACAGGTGTAACAATATTAGCAGTAGCTGTCATTACCGAATCTTTATCTATCATACTTACTAAATATCATCTCATCTTGTTTTTGATATTCAATAAATGCTTCTTCATAAGAATATCCGTAAATATCCATAATATGATTTATAGTTGATTTATCTTCATTTGATAATTTTTTAATTGCTCTACTAACATCTACTTCATTATCTATTATATTTTTACTTTTATTTTTATTTTTATTTATATTTATATTTATAGGTTGTTTAGGGGTTGTTTCGGGGTTGTTTTTTAGGGGTATTTCGTTGGTTGTTTCAGGGTTGTTTAGGGGTTGTTCTTGGGTTGTTTCAGGGTTGTTTTTGGGTTGTTTTGATGCGTTCTTATTTCCTTTTGGAGCACCACCTGTTTTACCATTTTCAATATCCTTGATATACTTTGCAGTCATTCGGTCAATATCCTTTACCTTACTCAACCAAGATTGATTAACAATACGATTTTCAATTTTAATATCTTCACCTTTAGCATGAGAAATGAACTTTTTAAAAAGAATACCCATTTCTTCATCCGTTAAATCAGACCAAGCATCTGTCCATTCAAGTAGAACTACAAACTTATCCAACATATTCACCCCTTTCAATCTCATCAATTATTTGTTTTCTGTTTTCAATCATTGTTTTAATTCTATCTCTTTTTTGTTGTTGTCCTTCATACATGTTAAGGTATTTGTTAATAACATCTTCAACGAACAAGTGTATGTAATAATCATTTTCAACACAATGTCGTTTAATTCTTGAGTGAGTTACTTTGTCAATCTTCAAAGTTGTAAGTGAGTCAGGTCTTTCTTTTTTCATAATTATTTTCTTTTGTAGGAAAAATATAAAACCTGTTTGATGGATTGTCAAACAACTCAAGAGAATATTCAGGACATTTATTTGGATTTTTCAATAATTATTACGATATTTATGAATATGGGACAACAACAAATACACACAAACCTAAAACGTAGAATGATGTTAGAGGACGGATGGAATTACTTTTGTCGTATATGTGGTGAATACAAACCTGAAAATCAATTCTATAAATCCAAGACCGGATTATTCAAGATTGATACTCGTTGTAAAATCCACTATGAGAAAAAAGATAAAGAAGAAACCAATGAGATGGATTACCTCAAGTTGGACCGACTATCCGATAGTGACTTTGAGGGAGCTCAAAGACTATTAGAGACACTTGGATATAAATTTGGTATCGGACATCCACCAATACACATTCAATTCAATAGCAAACATAATATTAAGTGATATGAGTAAAATAAAATTATCAGTTGAAAAAGTAAGAAATATCCGTAAATTGTATCGTACGGGAAATTGGACCCACTTAATGCTTTCCAAGAGGTATTTTGTTAGTCGTGGTCACATAACTAAAGTTATTAACAAGATGAGATGGGATGAAAAGAATTATCCACAACTAAAAGAATAAGAAATGCCAGCAAAGAAAGATAGAATAATCTACATTGATGATGAAGAATATGTTTGGTGTTCTAATGAAAACGAGTATTTTATTCATACTGAATTTGATATTAATAAATCTGATGAATATGGATTGTATTGTAGAAAATGTCGTGCAATCTTACATGATGAAAGAGAAATTAACTATCTCAAAGGAGCACAAGAGAGGAGTGACTATATCAAACAAAAATCAAAACTTATGTTAGAAAATCTTGGTTATGATTTTAATAGTGAGTTCACAATCCACCAACAATTTCTAATCAAACACAATTTAATATGAAGACACATACAATTATAGGTGGGGTTAATTACTCAACAGAACAGTTAGAATTAAGGTTTATTGATGGAGTGAAGGTTGTACTCCTCCATTGTATTCAAACTCCTTTAGATAAGGATTGTGAGATGAGTGAAGATGTATTTGATGTGATGTTGGACTATGAGGTATTCAAGGATTACCACAATTCTTTTATAAAAAACTCAAAATAATGTGGATAATATATTAACAACAGTAAACAAAAATATGTTATATTTGAAACTATGGAACAGACATTAAAATACAACAATACTTTTGGTTCAATTGAACAATTCTTTGACATTGTATCTAAAGATATTATTCAAGAACTACAAATTGGAGAACCCAATGATAATTGGGTTATTGATTGGGAATCTGATTACAACAGAAGAATCTTCATCAAAACTGATGATGACCGTGAATACACGATAAGATTATGGAATATCCATGATGACGATGAATTCGTTTATGTGGATTACACCGCATTTTTTGACAGTCCCAATGGTGTTGTTGAAGTAACTGAAGTATAATATGAAGGTTGTATCTTTATTTTCAGGTTATGGTTCACAGGAATTAGCACTCAAGTATTTGGGTATTAACTTTGAACCCATTGCACATTGTGACATTTATTCTCCAGCAAACCAAGTTTTCTCTGTTCTCCATACAACAGTCATGGGTAATTTGGGTGACATCACCAAGATTGATGAAACCCAATTCCCTGATTGTGATTTTCTAACTTATTCATTTCCTTGTCAGGATATTTCAATATCAGGTATTCAAAAAGGAATTGAGATTGGAACTCGTAGTGGATTATTATTTGAGGTTGAGAGAATTGTCTCTCACAAGCAACCAAAATATCTTTTGATGGAGAATGTTAAGAATCTTATTTCAGTTAAACACAGAGCAAATTTTCAACGTCATATTGAGTTTCTCAATGAACTTGGATATGGATGTGGTTGGTCAGTATTCAACGCTGCGGATTATGGTTGTCCTCAAAATAGGGAGAGAGTCCTGATGATGTCAGTTCAAGGAATGACCAATGAGCAAGTTACCGCTATGATGAATCAAGCAAAGGATAACAAAGTTGATAGAATCCCAATGAGAGGTTTTATTGAAACGGAAAATGTTGCTGATGAGTTCTATGTAAATTGTGAGATTACTCCATTCACACCCAAGAAGAAATCAATCTGTAGAATGGTTGCTGCTCGCAATGATGTTAACTATGACCAAGCTAAAAGGATTTATTCCATTGATGGATGTTCCCCTTGTTTAACAAAGACAGGAGTTCCACAGATAATGTTGGATAACAATAGAGTTAGAAGAATTACCCCAAGAGAATCATATAGATTTATGGGTGTGCAAGAGCACGATATTGATAAGATGTTGACCGTCAATATACCAGCGAGTTCCCATAGTGGTCTCGCAGGGAATTCAATTTGTGTGCCGGTCATGCAATCCATCTTCAAAGTTTTTTTCAATTGTTGATAAGTTGTTGATATAGGTAATGACCGTTTGTATTACCTTTGAAATATGAAAACTACACAATTAAAATTCGTTGGACCTAAATTGGTTTGTATCTCTGAAATTATGGAAACCTTTGACAAGGTTGAAGAGTTGATTGTTACTTTGAACTATCCTGTTTGGGGTGATGTAATGGTAAAGATTTGGAAGAGTGGTGATACCTACAAGTATTATGATAAGGGAGCACCAATTGAAACACGAACATTTGATTCTATTGAATCATTGATGTGGGAATATGAATTACCAAAATCTGTTCAACCCTACCTTGAAAAATTGTAAGATGGAAACGATTGTAATTGAAACGTATATGAGTGATGGGGTGGACTTGGTCCACTCCTGGTCATCAGTTAAAGAAGCATTTGATAGTGGAAGACTTGATTATCTTTGGGATGAGTATGATGAAAATTCAGGTGATGAACATCCTGATGATTTGAAGAAATGTCAGTCAGTTGAAGAATTGATTGAAAAAGTTTCTTACCCATTTTATTTGTATAAGTCAGAATAATTAACGACCTTTGAAATATGAAAAACTATAAACATGAATTAATTGGAGCACTTCATATTGTAAAAAATGTGATGAAAAACTATGATTTGGAACTTTCTCATAATATTTTAATCAACGGTAGTGACCCAAATCTATCTGAAGAAGATATGATAAAAGAAATTGAAGATTATCTTGAAATCCTTGATAATTTGATTGAAGAAACTTGGAAATTAGAAAAATAATTCAGACCTTTGAAATATGGAAAACATTAAAAAAATCTACATCAAAGAAAACGGAACACCAATCTACACCCACTATAACGGAAGTTGGAATGTTATGAAAATGGAAACTACTGATGGTTTGGACTATTCCTATAGCATTAGTGAAATGATTGATGATAATTTGTATGAATATGAAGAAGAAAATGGTGAATTGACTGGTGATGACTACGACAAGTATGTAGCAACTGAATTGGAATACTTGGCTGAATGTTGTGGTTGGGAATTGGTAAGGGCTGATTGGTTCTTGGAAAAAGAAAGTCAGTTGAACTACCTACAGGCTGAAATGATGAATACAAATTGTGTATGTGATTACATCTTCAACGGAGCAGAAAAACCACACTTCACTAATATTTGGAAAGAAGTAAGTGAAGGTAATAATTCTTACACTATGGAAGATATACACAAAATTATTTACGGATATAACAACCCTGAAGAGTTCAAGTTTATTATGTCTTTAGATGATAGGTTTTACGACAAAGTAGAAAAGATGAAAGTTGTTGTGGAAAGTGAAGATGATGAAACATTAGTTTTTGGTGAAAGTAGCGAAAAACTTTTTAATATTATTTACGGATAATTTGGCAGTATCAAACTAATTAACGAACTTTGAAATATGGAAAATATATTAACAAAACAAGATACGAGTTTTAAGGTCCACAATACTTGGGGATTTGTCTCAACATGGAACGAGGGTGGTTTAGAAAAACTTATGACTAAAATTTTAACCACCTTAAAATCAACCTTGAAAGAAGGAACTGATTTAGGTAGGATTAAAAAATCATATATTGATAGAACTGATAATGATGTTTTTTGGTTCTGTTATGAAACAAAAGAAAATACCATTAGAGTATCTTTGTGTGGTGGTAGTCACATCAATCGTGGTACATGGTATAGGATTAGTGAAATTAAGATTGTGGATAACTTGTTAACAACCGAAACAAAATAACCCCTTATCTTTGTATTATGAAAATGACAGACACAATTTGGTTAGTATCAGAAATCTCCGCTTTTCTTGGGGAAGGACTTGCAACATCTCAAAAGAATCTTTTTGTATGGGTTACAGACAAAGCAGAGATTGTTTTGGACACAGATAAAAAAGAAATTAGATTTGTTGATTGTGAATTAGACATGAAGACCTATTTCGCAATCGTTGGACTTGCGTCTTCAAGAGGTTTAACCACAGGGGATTATTTCACTGAAAAATAATTGAATCATGAAAAATAAAATAACCATCACCGACAACTTACTAATCAACACTATTATGATTGTTGATTTGAAAACCAACAACGTTTTCCATTCTCAGCATCTAAACACGACAATCCGTGAATACATTGATTGTTGTGATTTGAAATTTCTTTTTGATGAACAACCCAAATTACCACACATTCTCAATAAGACATTGTCCTATGAGTTGGATTCAAGTGGAGTTACATCAAAGGGATACAAATACCAAGCATCAGCATACTCATACAAGGGTCCTGATATGATGATTTTATTGAGTGTGATTGAAGGTATTGAAAGTGAAATTGGTAGTGATGTGTATAACTTGTATGTGACAGAAATGAACTGATAAAAGAACGTGATGTGTCCAAAGGGGGAAGAGAAATCTTCCCTTTTTTTTTGTTAAAAATTTGATTCAACTATTTCTGTTTCTTATATTTTAACTATGGGACAAACGAAAAGAAACTACGAACAGATGATGATGGATGAGTTGTTAAGACACTATCCAGGAGATGAACAATTTGATGAAGATTATCAATATGAACTTTACAGACACAGACAAGAAGAAGAGATGGAGAGACTGTATTATGAAGAACAATTATCAGACAAATATTAAAAATGGAAATATGAAAAACTACGAAGAAAAAAAACAGGAACTGATTGTAAGACAATCACAAATCAATTCAACCATTGAATACTTCAAGTTGATTGGTAAAAAACCAAACATTAGTGATATCTTTAAAATTTCTACCATGATGGCAAGGTACGTTCACAATGGTTACTCAAAAGAATTGGAAGAGTCCTTCATGAAAATGGACGAACACATTAACACAATTAAATAAGATAAAATATGAATCCATTAGAAAAAGAAGAAGTATATCTGTTTGGACAGATTGTTAGTGAACCCGTAATGATTTGGAAGGATTATACGGACGGAAAAATGTTAACAGGATGGAATTGTAGGTTACACACCAATTCGTCCATTACAGGTGAAAATACGGTGGTTGACGTTCAATTGGTGTATGACCTTATCAAATGGGATGTTGTAAGATTAAACTCGTTTGTTAAGTTATCAATACAACAAGAACAGGTTAGTAAGTTAACACCAACAGGTAAAATCTTGAAATGTAATGTGGTTATAAGAAAATAAAAACATAACCTGAATGGAGAGTATAATTGCTTTATTCAGGTTTTTAACTATCGTTGTAAACAAAAAAAAGATTAAGAAGGGTCAACAGATTGTGACCGAACTACAAAAGATTTGTGGAAGGGTCAGGTAATTATTCACCTGACCTACGTCCCCCATACCACCAGGGTATTGAACATTCCAAAACAGTTCCACCACGAATACCATAGTTACCCAAAATTTGGTTACCACCAGGTAATGTAATTGGAGTTTTGAAAGCACCCTGAAACTCAGGAATCAATTGTCCGTTGTTTGTCGTTAATGTGTATTGTGGATACCATTGGTTATTAAACACCAAGTGTCTACGAAGAAGATTGTCATTGAATTGAGCGTTATCCCTTGCATTGTTCTTAAGGTATTGTAACGTCTTAAGGTCAATAGGATTTGATTGTTCTGACCTGAACTGTTGTAAACCAACGTTAACGAACTTGATATAAAAGTTGTCCAAACAAATGTAATAACTATAACTAATCAACATCGGTCTAATAAAGTTCCTAATCAGTTCTTTATATCTAACATATTCAGGGTCAATAATTTGATTGGTCTCCACCAAATCCAAAATAAATTCGTACAAATTCGTGCCCAATGTCTCCTGCAGGAAAATTGTTTGCGACTGAAGAATCCCGAAGCGTAGCTCGGAAACGTCAACATTCTCCGTAATGGGAGTGTTATTTTTTAGCTCTTGTTCTGAAATTAGTAATACGTTATAGTTCATCTTTAATAATTTGGTTTTGTTCTATTTCTAAGGTTATTTCTTGATTGGGGTAAATCAACTGAATTAGAGGTCTCAGTTCACGGATAATAAAGTCCTGCATTGGGATTATCGTCTGATTCATAAATAGTTGATAAGCTGTTTTTAATTGGTCAGCTTGAGATGAAAACCCTGTTGGTGATGGTAATCCAATTAAACTTGGGTCAACGATTTGGTGTCCTGATAAAATGTTTTCACGAACCAATGCGAATATCTCTGCGTATCCACCTGTTTGCATTGTTGGGGTAATCTGTTCAATCTTCGGTGCTGTTTCTCCGTAGGACACTATAATACGTCCTGCGTTATGTGCTCCCCTGTAACGGTCTTCTAATCTACGTAAGATTTCTTCCTGTTCATTTTGTGAGTCAGGTGCATCCATAGGGAAGTGTACGAACATTGATGGAGATGCTCCATTGAGGATGTTACTAAGATTAAATGCAGATATAGCGTGTGATAATCTAATATCCAACATTGAACTCAAATATGTCGGTACACCATAAAATCTATAACCAGGTTGATATTGACGGATATGAACAATCTGACGTGACTCAAAATTTTTGGGGTCAAATTCATGGAACTCAATAACCCCCACATTTTTTTGTCTGTAGTTAGCCCAGTCTTCACAATACAACCACTTGTTGGAACGAATCTCACCTACTTCAGGTGCTCCTGCTCTCATATACTTTGAAGGTATTACGTGAAAACCTGCAATCCCATCTTTCCTGTCGTTCTTCCATAAAATTTCAAGGAACAAATTTCCACTCACCAAAAACTCCCAAAAGATTTGTTTGTTGATGTCATTTAGAGATTCCTTTGAATTGATTTGGTAATCAACTTTGAACCCTCTACCTGATAGGTTATCAACTTTACTTGAAATACAAGCTTTATGAATTGGTGAGAAATCCACATAGTCCAACCATCTTTCAATCTCCATGTTATCCAAT